GAATCGCATCGTTCTGTTGAGCAACGGAGAGGTCATGCCGAATGACTTTTATCTACGGCGTGACTGAGGATGAGCTGCAAAAACAAGTAGCCAGCTGGCTGCACTATGCGCTGCCGCCCGGTTGTATCTTTCATCACAGCCCGAATGAAGGCACACGCCATGTGGCGTTTAAGCAAAAGCTCAAGCTGATGGGAACCAAGTTTGGCTGGCCGGATCTTGAGATATTTGTGCCGGGGGATGAAAGCAAGATTGGATGTAGCACGTCGGTGTTTATAGAGCTAAAGCGTTCTAAAGGCGGCAAGCTCACACCAAACCAGGAAGAGATGCGGAGCCGGCTGTTACTGGCCGGCTGCCACTGGGGCTTGGCTCGGTCTGTGGAACAGGTACGCGATATCTTAGAGCCCATTGTAAAGCTGAGGGCAGGGATCTGATGGCAATCGTGCAGATCTTGGAATGGCCGGAGCTGGGTTTCCAATACATGGCTGAGTGCGAGCATTGCTTGGACAGGGGCGGTGATATCGCTGGGTGCTATGAGTGCGATTACAAAGGGTATCGCCGGCTCACCGAGGATGAAGAATATGCGGCAGAAGGATGATTGGTATCCAACACCGCCAGAAGCTGTTCATGCGTTACTGAGCAATGAGCGGTTCGATAAGGTTATCTGGGAGCCGGCAGCTGGTGATGGCGCCTTGGCTGAGTGCTGTGATCTGGCCGGTTACGAGGTCATAGCGACAGATCTGAATGATTATGGTTATTGCCCAGCTGGCGTTGATTTTTTGATGGAACAGCGCCGGGCAGCTGATCATTTGATTACAAACCCGCCCTACAAGCTCGCTGAGGCGTTCATAAGCCATGCCATAGCACTAGGATGCACCAAACACGCCTGGTTGCTGCGTCTGAGCTTCCTAGAGGGCATACAGCGGTATTGGCGTTTATTCTCGATGAATCCACCGGCCAAAGTCTATGTGTTTGCCCGGCGCTTGACGATCTGGCGTGGTGATCAAGAGGTCACCGGCTCTGGCACCACAGCCTATGCCTGGTTTGTATGGGAAGCAGATCACCGTGATGACCCGGTGGTGAGGTGGCTGACATGACACAGGATAAAGCCATGCAGCTGGCACTGGCTGATTACCGCCGCTCAGTTATCGAGGGTATGGGGTTGTTTATGATTGCTGAATCCTGGGGCATCGAGCCTCGCCAGGTGGTGCGGCACAAGGATGGCTATGGATTGCTAACAGAGGGCTTTGTGTTGGCTGAGATGGCCGGGCAGATAATGGAGATGGATCTTGAGCAGAACACACTGGCCGCAGAGGTGCTTTATCTGTCGGGCATATCACGAGAGATTGATGGGGACGTGGGTGATATTGGGCAGCGGCAAGCTGGTGTGCGCCAATGATCGGTGCTGGAGAGAAGCAGTCAGGATTGCAAGTGACGCCCGTGACGTTGAGGGAAGCAAATGAATTTGTGTTGAATTTTCACAGACACAACAAACCAACACAAGGCGGCAAGTTTGCAATCGGCGCAGTGAATGATGGTGATCTGGTTGGCGTGGCGATTGTTGGCCGGCCAGTGTCTGCTACTTTGCAGGATAGTTTGACGGCAGAGGTCACAAGGGTCTGTGTGATTGATGGTGCGCCTAAGAATAGCTGTAGTTTTTTATATGGTCGTTGCTGGCGTATTTGGCAGCAAATGGGTGGCGAGCGCATGGTCACATACACATTGCAGAGCGAGAGTGGTTCAAGCCTGCGAGGCGCAGGGTGGCATATTAAAGGCGAGGTGAAGCCAGGTAACTGGGACAGAAAAAACAGACCGCGTGAATGGCAACCAATTTATGGACAGTTAAAATTTAGATGGGAAAGGGGGCTTGACAGATGAAACGAGTATCATGTAGCTCAGATTCCAAGCAGTCACAGCAATCACGGATTGCATCTGCTGATCAAAACATAAATAATTTACTTAAAAAACAGGCTCTGCTCTGCAAAGCACCGTATGTCCAAGCTATAGATAGATCTAAGATAGATCCTATTGCTGAGCTTGAACGTAGAGTTATGAAAAGGCTTAGACCTATATGTAGCTTAGAAGCGTTCAAAGAGCTGCAAAAAGCTATGCAATCCATGTCTGCATTAGATCGCGTTGATTATCTGCACAAGCTACAGGATAAGCTCAATGGAATTAAAACGAAGAATAACAGCCGAAGAATATAATCGCATGAGTGGATATAAAGCCGATCATTATAAACAATGTGGTTTAACCAAAGATTATTTCTTACGCACAGAGTTTCGCTCTGACAAAATTATTCCTACAAGAGGAGATCCTTGGATTCACACCACTGCTTATAAAGGCAAATAAAATAATGGACGTGGCTGAGCTTAACGAGCTGTTCATTGAAGCGGCAGAGACAGAGCGCAAGCTACCAGCTGCCATTCGCAAGCAAAAGATGAGCGCATGGCCAGACTATGTCATGGAATGGCATGGCTATGGGTACAATGCATTTGAGGCGCCCAGGCTGAAAGCTACGCCAGATCAGATCACAAGGTATGACAAGGCTGTTGGCCTGGCTGTTACCAAGCTCGATGAAGAGGACAGGCGCCTTGTCTGGGCTGTAGCTCACAGCGCTGCGTTTAGAGAGCGCGGCCCGTCATGGACAAAGCTCGCTAGGATCTTGCAGCTCAATGATCCAAGGATCGTCAAGCGGCGTTATAAGGATGTATTGATTAGGTTGTATTATGTGTTGTGACATAATTGGTCAAAGCACTTGACGCGAATGATCTAAAAGTAGTACAGATTCTTATACGCTGCACTATATGTTGCGTAAATCCTCCCTTAACTTGAACCTTACAAGCTGGCTCAGCCATGACATGCCTATGGCTGGGTCAGTTCTTTTGGATGGCAATGGCTAAACGACGCATCACAAAAGCACAGATGACAACGATCTGCGAACGGATTGCAGACGGGATCAGTCTGACACGCATCTGCAATGAAGATGATAGCTTGCCTTCATGGCGTACAGTGCTGCGCCATGTTCAAGAAGATGAAGAGGCTTACACAGCATACAGGACAGCCAGGGCTTTGCAGTGTGAGGTCATGCGTGATCAGATCATTGATCTGGTTGAAGCGCCATTGCCTGACGATCCCAAGCTGGCCATGGCTGAGGTACAGCGTAGACGGTTAGAGGCTGATCATAAGGACAAGCACATCAGGCAGATGCAGCCATTGGGTATCAGAGATAAGGCAGATGACAAGCAACAGCAGAGCGGAACAGTGACGTTGACGTGGGGCAATGCTGAAGCTGTAGTGGTTGGATCATAGTGCCGGTGCTGTCTGGCTGTGACATTGGTCGCGCGCACGAGGCAAGCATAACCAGATTTTAGTTAACATTGATTTGTTTGGCACTGGCTTGGCACTGGGCTGGCTATGATCGTTGCTGGCTGGGCGAGAGTGACGGGATATATACCTGTTGATGGGGGTGGCGATTATTTTTTTGACCCCCCTACCACCCCGAAAACCGGCCGCGTGTTCTATAGCGTATAATAACTTATCATGAGCCTGTCTCTCACATGAACATCGAGATCCCCTATACACCACGGCCTCTTCAAGCGCAGCTCCATGCCGAGCTAAGCACCAAGCGCTGGGGCGTCGTTGTCTTGCACCGACGTGCTGGCAAGACTGTCATGGCGATAAATCACTTGCTGAGAGAGGCTGTGCTTAATCCCAATACCAATCCGCGCTGTGCTTACATAGCGCCCACCTACCGGCAAGCTAAGGCGGTGGCATGGGATTACTTGAAGCAGTTCGCCGGCAAGATACCTATGACCAGGTTTCACGAGACTGAGCTGCGCTGTGATTTGCCTAATGGTGCCAGGATACAGCTCTTGGGTGCTGAGAACCCAGATTCACTCCGTGGAATATACTTGGACATGGCCTGTCTCGATGAAATGGCTGATATGCCTGAGAGTTTGTTTCCTGAGATTATCAGGCCGGCGCTGAGTGACAGAAAGGGCAAGGCGCTGTTTATCGGTACGCCTAGAGGCCACAACGCATTTTATGAATTGTTTACTGCGGCTGAGAGCCAGGACGACTGGTACACGGCGATTCACAAGGCTAGCGAGACTGGCATCCTGGATGCTGAAGAGCTGGACGCTGCCAAATCGATGATGTCGGCAGATCAGTTTGAGCAAGAGTTTGAGTGCAGCTCTCTC